GCATAATCTCCCGATAGCCAAGCCTCCCCGGCTCGCAACTGACCCATAGCTCGTTCGACTATAGCCGCTGTCTGCGGTGTACTTGTAAGTTCGAACACTGGATGCTTTGCCAAAATCTTCCACATGAAGCGTTGTACCGGCTTCAGGCAAAACTGGATCGCAGGATGTCCTGCTGTAATGACACGGGCCTTCAGGGCCTCCGCGAGTGCAACGGCTTTCGCAACATTATGCTCATTGATCGCTATCTTGAGAGTGTCAAAGTATGTCTTAACATACTGATCCCGCATTCCATTGATTCCTTTAACTGTGAAAGTTGGAATCTCAGGTGTGATGTCTTCTCTTCGCTCTTCCTGAACAATCGGCTTCGTATACCAAGCCTCCTCGTGCATCATCCGACCCTTACTGTCGCGTATTACAACATTGGACCCACGTTGACCGGCACCGCCGATCCAGTGTCCAGGCAAGGAACCCGTAGGTATTGCCGTAAGCGGAGTGTACTTCTCTTGTTCGTCTCCCAGAAGACCTTGAGCCCGGAGCCATCCAAACGTTCCAAGTTTGGCCCGGGAAGTGCTGTAATTCGCACTTAACGATGGCATCGTAGGACTGGAAAGCAAGTCCGCAGTCGAAAAGGATTTTCCTCCGAAAATCTCCTGCGTTGTCCTTTTAACTTGCTCTGTGATATCATTGAAGCTTATGCGATTGCGTTTGACATGAATACCGTTTGAGAGGAAGGAACTTCCGACTCTCACCTTACGGTTTGTCAACGCTGAAATCGTCTTCGCACGAGCTGTCTCGAGAAAGGCCTCATCTGGCCTGGGCATTCCTTTCTTCAGCTGAAGGATGCTTGACATAAACTCTTCCCGCGACACTCTGTCACCCTCTCTGGGGTGCTTTGACAGGTGTCGGCCAACTCGTTTCATCATGAAACGACCTGCGGAACCATGCAGTAGGACGCTGGAGGCGTCCGGTTGGACAAAAGGTTTGGGTGGTAATGTCAAGTCTTTGAGAAGGTGGAGGTTGTGCACTTGGTAATAGGCGGCTATTTTGTACTTAGTCACCTTAATCCAATCACACTCCCCAAAGAGCTTTGCCCAATGTTCCACATCCGCCTTGTGAGCGGGGGAACCTCGATACATGAGATCTCTAAACCCAAAGAGTCTCAACAATGATACGATCACATCCACAACAGCCGTTGCTTTGGCTGTTGGTGTGGTCTCCGGTGGGTTACCGGAGGAAGCATCCATGCTTTTTCTGGCGCCTGCTATCTTGGCGGTCTTCGCGAGATGTACTTTTGAAAACATTTCCGAAAACTGGTATTCAGTAGATTGAATCTAAGCGTTTGATT